GCCGACAAGATCGAGCAATGGCCCACGGCCAAACTGGTGCCGTATGCGCGCAACTCGCGCACCCACTCGGATTCTCAGGTCGCCCAGATCGCGGCGTCGATCGCCGAGTTCGGTTTCACCAATCCGATCCTGGCCGGAAGCGATGGCGTCATCGTTGCTGGGCATGGCCGTCTGGCCGCTGCCCAGAAACTGGGGCTGGCGATGGTGCCGGTCGTGGTGCTCGACCATCTCACACCCACCCAGCGTCGCGCCCTGGTGATCGCGGATAACCGAATCGCGGAGAACGCCGGCTGGGACGAGGCGATGCTGCAGGTGGAACTGGCCGCGTTGCAGGACGATCAATTCGACCTGGCCCTGACCGGGTTCGACGCCGATGCCCTAGCCGATCTACTGGCGGGTGAGGAAAGCACTACCGAAGGCGACACCGACGAGGATGCGGTTCCGGACGGGTCCGGCACCGTCGTATCACAGGCGGGCGACGTCTGGATCTGTGGTGAGCACCGGGTGATCTGTGGTGATGCGACCGATGTCGATGCCTACGCGACGGTGCTCGGGGACGAGATCGCCGACATGGTCTTCACCGATCCGCCGTACAACGTCAATTACGCCAACTCGGCCAAGGACAAGATGCGCGGCAAGGATCGCGCAATCCTCAACGACAACCTTGGCGACGGGTTCTATGATTTTCTGCTGGCTGCACTGACGCCCACCGTGGCGCATTGCCAGGGCGGTATCTACGTCGCCATGTCGTCGAGCGAACTCGACCGCCTACAGGCTGCCTTCCGTGCGGCCGGTGGGCACTGGTCGACCTTTGTCATCTGGGCCAAGAACACATTTACCCTGGGGCGGGCAGACTACCAGCGTCAGTACGAGCCGATCCTGTACGGCTGGCCCGAGGGGGCTAACCGTCACTGGTGCGGCGACCGCGACCAGGGTGATGTCTGGCAGATTAAGAAACCGCAGAAGAACGATTTGCACCCGACCATGAAACCAGTGGAGCTGGTGGAACGGGCCATTCGCAATTCGAGCCGGCCGGGCGACGTGGTGCTGGATCCCTTCGGTGGGTCGGGCACCACGATGATCGCGGCGCATAAGTCGGGCCGCAAGGCGCGGCTGATCGAACTGGATCCGAAGTACGTCGATGTGATCGTTCGCCGCTGGCAGGACTATGCCGGGGCGAAGGCCATCAGGCTGTCCGATGGCGTGGCGTTCGACACGCTGTTAGTCGGTGGGAAACTCCGGCAGGAGATCGCCGCTGGTGATGTCGGTCACGTAGCGGACGTTGCGGAACTCGCCGGGGTCGTCGGCGAGGTAGATCCCGCCGACTGACTGGATTGCCACGCCGTACTTGCGGCTGAGCTTGGTCAGTTCGGCGATGAACTTGTCGTAGTTGGCTTCGAGTTGCGGGGTGGTGACGACGGCGGCCATGGTGATCTCCTTACGCTGCTTCGGCTTCGAAGGACTCGTCGGTCACTTCGCAGTGGATCACGAAGCCCGTCAGGTAATGCAGCCCCTTGGGGATGCCGTAGTCCTTGCTGGTCTGGCGGCCAATCGTCCAGCCCATCCACCGCGTCACTGCGGCGTCGATGGCCTGCTGGATCGTGTGGCCCCGGAGCATCTCGTTGAGGACGTCATCCGCAAAGTGGCGTCCGTGGCGGCTGTCGAGGAACAGCCTGACCGATTCGAGGGGCTGGTTGGTGGCGTCCGAGATCGCGGTCATCGCGATTGGCCAGGCGGCTTCGGCGTTGTCGTTCATCGTGCCAATAAAGCCCCAGGCTTCGTTCTGGGTGGCGGGGATGGTTTGCTGGGTGGTCATCGTTATCTCCTTCGGGTTGATCGTTGCGACACCCGTATGAACGCGCTGATTGATTGTGAAGCCAAGCTATTTGTCGAACATTTTTGAATCATTTTTGTCGGCCATCTGATCGAGCAGACGTACTGCCTGGCAGTCTCCGGCAAGGGCAATCCGCAGGGTGCGAAATGCTTCATCACGCGACACCTCGGGCCGACGGTTTTTAAGCAGCCAGCGAATCGATGATTCCTGGTCGTTGCCTGTGTTGGTGGGTTCCATCTGTCTCTCCTCAAAAGTTGGAGACTTACTTGCGACCCGTCACGGCGGCGAGCTTGCTACGGGCAGACTCGGTTTGCCACCGACAAGGTCCTTTGCCGCACTTGGCTTCGGCGTCCCATCGCGCGAGGATCTCTGCCTCCGTCCAGCCCTTGGCGGTCAGGTAGGCATGGTCGTCATCGTCGTAATTCGTGTGCTGCTGGAGGGTGGATTGCATGGTGATCTCCTTCGAGTTGATTGATGCGATGTGCGTATGAACGCGCTGTTCAATCACAAAGCCAAGCTCTTTTTGATGGAAGTTCAATTGGTGGGAGAATCGATGCTTTTCCAAGCCAAGGGAGCGACACCACTATGAATAAATCGGAACTGATCGAAGCACTGGCCACCAAGACTGAGGTCTCCAAGGCCGCTGCCGGCAAGTCCATCGATGCACTGCTCGAAATCATTACCGCGTCCGTTGCCAAGGGCAATGATGTCGCGCTGATTGGTTTCGGTACCTTCAAGGCATCCAAGCGTGCCGCACGTGCTGGCAAGAACCCCAAGACCGGCGAAGCGCTGAAGATTGCTGCGACAACGGTTCCAACCTTCAAGGCTGGCGCTGGCTTCAAGGCCGCTGTCGCACCGAAGAAGAAAGCCAAGAAGTAATCCCTCTCCTGTAGGGTGTGGCAAGGGCGGTACCGGCTAACCGGGCCGCCCTTGTTGTTTGTGGCTCACGCAAGGCGATACACCCGATCGCCGCCCTCGGTCTTGTCCGAGGTGAGGTTGAGCCCGAGTTTCTTTTTGAAGGCCCCGGCGAAGGTACCGCGCACCGTGTGTGCCTGCCAGCCGGTCGCCGCGCAGACCTGGTTGATGGTGGCGCCCTCGGGACGCTGCAACATCTTGATCACCGTGGCCTGTTTGCTGTTCTCGCGGGTGCGGGGTTTTCCCTCGACACCGACCTTGAGCAGGCTTTTTGCCGCGTCCTGCTTTTCTTGCGCCCAGTTGGCCTCAGCCGCCGACACAGCGGCCTCAACCTCCGGGTCGGGGTGAACGGCCGCCGGCGTCGGTCGTGCGCACCCCAGGGCGTCGTAGCCCTCGGCAGCAACAAACCAGTCCTGGCCACCGTTGCTGGTGATCAAGGCTTTGTTGAACAAGCCGGCGATGACTTTTTGCCGGGCCCCGCCCTTGACCGCTTCGGGGAACCATGTGAGGCGGCCATCCGGTTGATCGGCCGCGTGGGTCAGGACTTGGTGTTGGATGTCTGTAAGTTTGCTTGTGGTGGTCATGTTGGTCTCCGTGTAAGTGAGGTGAGGTTCAGTCTTCGAGAACGATGCGCCCGTCCAGCGTGATCCAATGGCGGGCGCCTTCCATCGTGGCCATCTCCCGCGTTTCGCGACCGGTGGACATCCAGACGCCATCCTTGCCGGTGAAGTTGTAGGTCTTGCCGTCGTGGATCACCTCGACCGGCTTGCCCTGGTGAAACTCGACTTGGATGTCCATCCAACCGCGCAGGTGATGGTTGGTGTCGATGACTTTGGCCTCGATGGTCTGTTTGCTGTTCATGCTGCCTTCCTCGTGTGTGGTGATGGTGATTGCATGAACGCGCTGTTCTGGAGGAAAGCCAAGCACTGAATCGCGACGTATAAAAGCTTCTGCGATCGGCTTGATGTACATCATGGGTCTGTCGATACGCGCCTACGCCCGCCATCGCGGCGTCTCTCATGTAGCGGTCAAGAAGGCGATCGATACCGGCCGCATTACGCCGAAGGCAGACGGCACGATTGAACCGAATCGCGCCGATCTCGAATGGGCACAGAACACCGTGGCGGCCCGTAAGCCAGCCACTGCCAAAGCAGCTTCGCCAGCAGCGGAGCCGGTTCGCCAGCCAAACACTCCGGTCGAACCTGTCGCAGCACCGCTGTCCGCTGGCGGCACGTCCCTGTTACAGGCCAGGACCGTCAACGAAGTCGTCAAGGCGCAGACCAACAAGGTACGCCTCGCTCAACTCAAGGGTGACCTGGTTGATCGGTCACAAGCCATAGCCCATGTGTTTCGCCTGGCCCGCACGGAGCGCGATGCCTGGCTCAACTGGCCCGCCCGGATTTCGGCCGAGATGGCAGCCAAATTGGAAGTCGACGCCCATCAACTACATGTCGCCCTGGAATCTGCCGTGCGCGATCACCTGGTCGAACTCGGTGACATGCGACCCCGGGTGGATTGATGGAACAGGAAGGCTACGAAGGCGCCCTCGATATCGAGCGTGCCTGGCGGGAGGGGCTTGTCCCGGATCCGCTGCTGTCGGTCTCCGAATGGTCGGACCGTCATCGCATGCTGTCCTCCAAGGCCTCGTCAGAACCGGGCCGCTGGCGGACCAGCCGCACGCCGTACCTGAAGGCCATCATGGATTGCCTGTCGCCGACCTCGCCGGTCGAGCGCGTCGTGTTCATGAAAGCGGCACAGTTGGGGGCTACCGAGATGGGTAGCAACTGGATCGGCTACGTGATTCATCACGCCCCGGGTCCGATGATGGCGGTCTGGCCGACCGTGGAAATGGCCAAGCGTAACTCCAAACAGCGGATCGATCCGCTGATTGATGAATCGTCGATCCTGCGTGAGTTGATCGCGCCGGCCAGGAGCCGCGACTCAGGCAACACCATCCTGGCGAAGGAGTTTCGCGGTGGCGTGCTGGTGATGGCCGGCGCCAACAGCGCGGTCGGCCTGCGCTCGATGCCGGTACGGTACTTGTTTCTCGACGAGGTCGACGGCTATCCGATTGACGTCGATGGTGAAGGCAATGCCGTGGCCCTGGCCGAGGCCCGTACCCGAACGTTTTCTCGACGGAAGATCTTCATCGTATCGACGCCGACGATTGCCGGTGTCAGCACCATTGAACGGGAATACGAAGCATCGGATCAGCGGCGCTACTTCGTGCCTTGTCCGCACTGCGCTCACCGGCAATGGCTGCGCTTCGAGCAACTGCGCTGGGCGCGTGGTGAGGACGGCAACTTCCCGGACACGGCGGCCTACGTCTGCGAATCCTGTGAAGTGCCGATCCCGGAACACCACAAGACCTGGATGCTGGAACACGGTGAATGGCGGGCCATGGCTGAGGGCGCGAGTCGCACGGCTGGTTTCCACCTGTCGAGTTTGTACAGCCCGATCGGCTGGCGCAGTTGGAAAGATGTTGCGGCCGCCTGGGAGAGTGCCATCAGTAAGGAAGCCGGATCCGCTGCCGCGATCAAGACCTTCAAGAACACCGAACTCGGGGAAACCTGGGTCGAGGAAGGCGA